TGTAAATTTTGAATTTGAGAGCCAGGACTTCTTGGTATAAATGTTCCAGGTTGTATTGTTATGTTATCAGGATTAAACACTCCATCATCATCATAAACATAAGCACCACCTATAGCCATCTCAGCATTTTCTAATATAAGCTGTATAGTTAAGTTCAATGTTTTGATTGCTGGCATTGCTTGTAATACTGGACCTCTACCCCAAACTTCGAATCCAGACTTAGACCATCGAGTAGTAATCCAAGGCACAGAACCTCTGCCTTTTAGTTTTGTCTGATATAAAACTGCCTTATCTGTTTCAGATATTATGTAATAAGTATGTTCATCTTTAAATTTATCTTCGCTATCATAACATGTAGCTTCTATTATCTTTGTTTTTCTTCTTGGATCTCTTTTCTGTATAGCTTCCATTTCAGGTGTATACTTTATGTATGGATATCTATGCTTAATATCTGTAATGTCACAATCATACATCCATCTGAACCAACCAGTAACTTGATCCATGCCACCACCAATAAGTGCAAGGTTAGTTGGAGGTACTGCTGTAAAATGCAAATCACCTAAAAACCTTCCTGGCTCTACTAACATATTCATAGTGCCAATACCCAAGTCTTGTAGGCCTTCATGGAACTCAGCATTGAAATTACTGTTTCTTAAACCCTCATGAATAATCTCAGTAATTTTATCTAGTTCTTTTTCCATAGCTGGTGTGACTGCTTCATCAGGTATTTCTGGTCCAGCTATTAATTTAAATGCATTGCCATTTGGAGGAAAGAATCCTAACTGTAATCTCGATGCAAATCTTGGTACTCCAGTACTAGCAGTTTCATCATATACTTTTTCAGTTCTTCTAGAACCATACATTTCTCCATAGAAACTTTCTCTATCAGGAAATACATAATCGTAGATTTCTTCCCATACATCTGTCCAAGTATTCCATCTGCTTTTGGCTCTTTGATACTTGTCCATTACTTTTTTATAAACAGCATCTTGACCTTGGCTTGTGGAAGGTGCTGGATCAGAATCATATCTTTCCATTTTAATATCCTATTTTAATTCTACCCATAGTTTTATTTTTACTACGATTTTTCATACCTAATTCATCCTCATCATCATCATCTCTAAATCCAGTAAAACCTTCTAACTGTTTAGATTGAGTTGATTTAGGGCCAATCATATTAGCAGCAATCTTTCGTATTCTTTCTTTCTTTTCATTTTCTAAGTCAGCAGCTTCTTGTTGTTGTTGTTTTTTTAAATCAGCAAGTGCTTTTTGATCTTCTGGTGATTGTTGTGGCATTTTAGGTGTTTTAAACGGATTGAGGTTGCCCATTACTATTCTCCTTGTTATCTTCAAATATGCTTTTTCCACCCCTTTTTTTCAATTCACAATACAATTGATAAGGTGTGAGTACCCAAAATTTACGAACATTACATAAATGTTTCATAAAACTAACACAATAAAGCCATCTAGGTACATATATTGGTTTATCTGTAGGTTCATATTCTATGCATTTACAATGCTTAACCATAAAACCAATCATGTTTGTGGCTTCATCATCTGTCAAAATAGATGCTTTAAATCCTCTAGTAACAAATTCCATGCATATCCAATGCTTAACTGCTGGTATATACTGAACTGCAAAACAATGAGAGAAACCTTTTCTATGTTTTGTAAACAGTTTCCATAGACCTATATTCTTAGCATCACAAAAAGCTATAATCCATTTCATAAACTTCTAGCCAATCTTCCTCTTTGTCTTGTTGTTCTTAATCTTGCAAAAGGATTACCTACTCGTTGGACAATGGTAGGGGAGGTTGGACTTCTCCCACCTAATATTACTCTACGACCTTCCCCACCTCCAAGAAATGCATACTGTAAAGCATCATGAACATGACTAAATCTGTTTTTGTCAGGTCTATCTTCATACCTTTCATTAGACATATAGTATATTCTTTTGTACTGATATCCACCTTCAAAGCCAGAGATGAGGTTTGTACATGTAGGAGATATAAGAATTGATGGATAACCTTCTGTCATTTTGTTTAATACAGATTCTACTGCTTCTACTCTAACTGCAATATCATTAGTAGGAGCTGGATAGCATTGTATACCAGCTGCTCTTAGAATCATAAAAGGAGTATGCTCAGATGTTTGAGCCATTTGGTTACCAGCTGGATCTCCAATAAACTTTAATGGTAGTTTTTCATAACCATTTCTAGATATATCTTTTTTAAGTAAATCAGCAAATCTTGTTGCACCCATATCTTTTGCTAAAAACTCATGGAATATTATCCATCTGTTGTTATGGAATTGACAAAATATAGCTGATGGACTTCTGCCAAAGTCTATGCCTACATAGACATCAGAATGTGGCTCAGGAGTTAATGGCTCTTTAGAAACATGAGTTTCTCTTTTGAACGTAGGATAAACAGGTTTACCATCTAATATAGCTTGATATTTGTTTAAAACGTAAACAGTTACCCAAGCTGGTGACTTGCCAAGAATAATCTTTTCATAGTAAGCAGCATTAAGGTTGGATCTGTTTTCAGAATCTAAATTTGGTGTATAACCACTTAAATTACCATGTTCATCCTTCTTTTCAAACATTGCACTTGGTTGGGAAAAGAAATTCCAATCATCAGGTTTAACCATAAGTAGCTTTTCATCAGTTGTTAAATACTCTGGTATAGGCACTTCTCCAGCCATAATCCCCCACCAATGGGATTCATCAGGGCTGTTTGTGTCCATAATTACCCCAAACCAGCTAGGACCACCATCACGCATAGAAGGAAAACGCCCAACACGCATAGTGCATGCATCAACAATGTTTTTATTAATTTCACGGGCCTCATTGATCCAAACACCAGTTAATTCAAGAGATAATAGCTTCTTGACATCTTCTGTCTTATCTAATGCTAAGAATATTACTTCTAGTTCAACAGTCGTTTTGTCTGGTAATGCAATACATATATTGTGAGTATACGGAGGTGACCATACAAATCTCCCTAGTTCATCAGTAAACCAATCTCTCCAAGTTTTGATAGTAGTAGTTTTGAGTTGAGGATTGGTATTTCTTATTACTGCCCATCTGGACTTTCGCACATTCTGTGCATTTGGCTTTTGAGATACTGCCTTTCGCATGATTTCCATGCAACAAGTTACAGACTTCCCTGATCCTACTGGCCCTCTTATTCCACGAACAAAAGAGCCATCCTTCATGAAAGCCTTGGCAACATTCCCAGGAGGTTTGTAGTCGAGATTCAAAAGAATACTCTACGACTTGCTCCACCACCACCAGCTATTAGTGATCTTCTACTTGCAGCTGGCTTCTTTGCCTTTGGAACTTCAACACCACTTTCAGCAGTTCCATCTTTTTTAGCCATAGCTCCTTCAGCTTCAGGACTTTCATCAGGTTCAACAGTTTTTGTTGGATCATATTCTGATTGACCATAATAAGAACCAGCAATAGCATTGCCACTTTCATCATACTTTACAGCACCAACAACAGAACCTCTTTCATCTAATACTGCTCTGCCACCTTCTCTTAGAGTTCTTGCCGCTCCTTTAAGAGTTTTGCTTTGTACAAGGCTGAGAATGTTAGCTCCTGGGATAAACATGTCTCCAGTACGACTACCAGTTAATAAACCTTTGTCTGCTTTTTGCTCTAGATCTTGAGCCATTTTGATATTCTCTTGAACAGTATTCATGGTTTTGCCACTTGGTAACTGAGCAGCACCTCCTTCAGGATTGGTTCTACTAGATTCATTCAGTTTATTGTATTCATCAAAAGCTCCTTGACGTTCTTTAGTGTTTCTTCGAGCTTCCCTTTCATACATATCTTGCATGGCTCTATCTCTTTTCTTCTGTTCAGAAGTATCGTTAGAGACACTTGCTTCTTCACCCATAATTAACTCCTTTGTTAAATTGACCTTTGTATAGTAAAATTTTTTTTAGGTTAATGCTTTTCACAATACTGTCGTGCATGTGGTTTACTTTTTACCTTATAGGTGGGTCAATTTCTAAGCGTTATATATACTAGTACTATACTGCTGTGGGACCCCCTGTATCAACATTTGTCA